GAGCTTCCATTGACCCGTAAACATTTCCACCTCTAACAGATGAGTGCTCTACTATACCCCTTTTTATCAAATATTTAAAAACTCTATCTTGTGCATCATACACCTTATCACTCATTTGATCTTTGGGGAAAACAATGCACTTGTTTGATTCTGTTGAAAGGACTATATCAACATCTTCATGATCAAAAATCATGATATTGCCATTGAGAGTTCTTCGGGCTTTTAGTTTAACTTTTGGATCTTGTTCTATGTCAACTGTTATAGTCATCTTTATTTATCTCTTCTACTAGTTCTTGTGTTTTCAGTACAAGTTCAATGAGCTTAGTATCTATTTCTTTTTCTTTATATGACTCAAGAATTGAGTATACTTTATCTATCTTATCTTTTAAAGATATATCTGATGAAATATCAACATCTTGTTTGCATTCTATAAGGTCCTTCTTTAGTTTTCCAATCTCTTCATTTAGGTAAACCTTCATCTCTAGTCCATTGTCAGAAAAAGAAGAAATATATTTTGTAAGTAGTTCTTTTTGGTTATCACTCAATTTATCGGAATACTCTTCATTGAAATTACTAACAAATTTACTATAAATAATATTATCTATAGGCTTTTTGTGTTCTGTGACCACGCCTACTGATGCAGACATTTGTTCTACAATGTTTTCTTCCAATAGAACTCTATCTTTTACTGGGAGGGCATCCTGGAAGATAGAGTAGGCAGATGCTATATTTTTATAATTTGGAACAAAATTATTGAAAATGTCTTTTGAAAGAGTTTTGTTAATTTTACTTATCAAAGCTGATTGTTCTCTAAATATACTGCTCTTATTTAGAATAGAATATTTGTGTTTTGCTTCTACAATAATCTTTTCTGCTATTCTTTTTTCAACTTCTTTCGTTTCGTATACACTTTTATAGACATCAAGCTCTTTGCTAAGCTCTGTTCCTTGTGCAAAATGCTCTCTCATTATTGAAACAATTTTGTTTTGTTTGTGTTTATTGTTTTTGACAACTGATTTAGTAAGCTCTCTAATGAGTGCCTCGTAAACAAAGGCCGTGTTTCGCTTCTTATTGTGCTTCAGTCTCATTCTTTTCTTTCCTCTTTTCTATATCAATGTTCTCAAACAAAACTTTTAACTCTTCTTGATTTTTCAACAGCTTCTCTTCTTCCTCCCTAGAGTAAGTAGTTAGTTTACTCTCGTAAATGCCAGTGCCTTTTACTAGCTGAGAGAGCTCTGAGGCTCCTGGGAGAGTTTTTCTATATGTTCCAAACTCAGGGCTTGCTGCGCGGGACATATTTTTCTTTCTTGGGCCGGAGGATTTTCTTCTATCTCCACCCGGTTTATTTGACCTAGGCTCGTACCATCCGTGAGATTTAGCGGTTGTTGTTTTGGTTTTGCCGGCTTCTCTCTTTTCTGTCTTTTCTGTATCGTCTCTTTTTGCCGGGGGTGCCGCTAGTAAATCACCTTCTGCTGCCTCTGGCTCGGTTGCTGTTTCTATTTCCGGCTGGGCGCCGAGGGCAGCGGTGGGCGCATCGGTGGGCACACCTAACTCTGCCTCGCCTTCAGGCACGGTTGGGTCTTCAAGATCACCAGCTAACTCACCACCAGGAGCTGTGGCTGCAGCCTGCTCTACTTCTGCTGCGGTTTCAAGAGCTGCTTCAAATCGTCTGTCGTAAAACATCTCTCTACGACAGCGAACAAATTCATCGTCAGACATGCCAAACAGTTTTTTGGCTAGCCACTGTTTCGAAAAGAAGCCCTCTGTTGCTGATGTTGCAATGTCAAACTTCGTTTTCCAGTGTTCAAGTTCTTGCATTTCAGCGATCTTAGAGGGATTATTCAATTCTACATTAAAATTTATAAGATCCTCTTCTCGATAGCCAAGCGTGTAAAGATGGATAATACCGACTTTCTCAAGTTCTGTAATGATAGATCGCTGCAGCCTTTGGACCGTTCTTGCAAATCTAATGTCTTTTTGGGCAAGTGTTGTTTTATCTTCTTGTGCTTTTTCGGCGTCAGAAGAGAGATAACTAGCAGGGATTTTTAGTGCCGAGAATAATTTATCTCTAAGGTACTTTACGTCATCGATATCCCCAGTGTATTTACCACCAGCAATTGATTCAATTTTTGTACCGCTTGTGCCGCCGCGGACAGGAATAAAATAATCTTCTTCAACAGAAAGAGGGTTGTATCTAAGATCTACTCTTCCAGTGTCAGGGTCAACAACTTGATTTCTTTTCATTTGAGTCATTGCTTTCTGCATGTATTGTTCCACATCTTGTGGTGGAATATTGCCAACATCAATGTAGAAAGCTCTACGCTCTGGTGAACGAACAATGCGATACGCCATCATAGCATCTTCAAGCAAAGTAAGCTGCCGCCAGATTCGGCGTGCAGGCTCGAGAACTGAAGTTCCATATGGTGAATATTTGTCATTCCCTAAGATTCTAAAATGTGCGACTTGCCAATTTTCAAAAGTAAGGCCTGCTGTGTTCCATTGATACTGTATGTAGCTTGGATTACTCTTGTCTTCTCCCTCCAGCCTTTCAACCTCTGATGTGGGCAACCCAATCACACTGGTAATCCCAAGACTTTCGTCTAAATCAAGATATAAAAAGAAATCTCCGTACTTGCACATGGCGCGGCACCAAGAAAATAAATTGTATTCAATATTGAGAACGTCGTAATATAAAGAATGAAGTATAAGTTTTATTTCTTCGTTATCGCATCTTATATTCAAAACACTACTGAGCGCACTATGGGTAGTCATCTCATCCGCATAAATATCCATTGCGGATGCTATCTCAGGAGTATATTCCATCTGATCAAAATCAACATATCTTTCTGTTCTTGCTTGGCTAGCCATGGCTTGGGCTTGCAAATTATCATAAGGATTATATGCTGTCTTCTTAAAATCTTTACCACTGGCAGAAGTAAACTTTGAAGCATACTGGTCTAGTTGAATTCTTCTCAGCCTATGATTTGTTTGGGTTCTATAATTTGTAAGTGGACCCGATAAAAGTCTAGTTAGCCTTCTAAAGAGTAAGCTTTGTGGGTTTCTTGGGTTGTTTTTATTTGTTTTATTTTTAGCCATTTTTTATCCCTTGAAGAGCCAAGGAAACTCTTCGAATGTTTTTGTATGTTTCCTTGCTTCATCTTGAAGTTTCATGTTTCTAACACCGACCATACCTTTTATCCTGGTGTCGAGTTGGTGACTACTTTTTGTAATCGCCCCAACAAATGCCTTACTATATTCTACGTCTCTCTGGTTTGTTGCCAGCGCTGTGTCTCTAATCCAACAAGCCACTGCGGTTGCCATGATCAAATCGTCATTATAAGATCGCATAGCTTCTGCCCTGCCATTATTCCAAACAAAAGTCTTCATCTCTCCCAAAAGACGAGTAGAATATATCCTAATTAGATCATTTCTTATGAATTCTTCCATCTTTGCAACTATTAGAGGCCTAGTCTTAGAGGTCATAGAAAACCCTGCGACGGCATTACTCATGTTTTCTGCTATGTGCTCCTCTACGTACTCGTGAGTTGACTTGATAGAATAATATAAATTTGGATATTGCATTTCTTTTAACTTGTCTAATACCGCAAAGCCAACTGTATTGTTCTCTACAACCAACAGACACTTTCCATATTCTACACCAATATCATATAAAACTTTAGAGAAAAGATCAGGAGTTAGTTTTCCTCTATATTCTGCAACCATTTCCATAGTACCAGTATCAAAAACAACTGCTGTTGAAAAGTCTTTGCCATCACCTCTTGCAACATCTGCAGATATAAAATAGTTTCTGCCCTCTTGATAATTTTCCCATATCCAAAGATTTCTATCAAATCCAGTTCTGTACTTTGGTTCACGGGTTGTATTAAGGTACTTTTCTAAATCTTCTGATGCAAATACTGTTTCCCCAGACATGTTGAAATTGCATTCAAGTTCTTGTGCAATCTCGCGTCGGGACATGTTTCGAGTTTCTTTTTCGAACCAAGCCTGGTCTCTATCCGGGTGAACTGACCACGGGAGTATTGTTGGGTGAAAATCATTAGTTTGACTTTCTGCTTCGGTATATATTTTATGAAACCAGTTGCCAACACCATTTGGAGTCGAAAGCGCAATACAGCGTCCACCAGTCGACAGCGTAGGGTATAGACCCATCCAGAGTTCCTCTAATCCCTCGACATGTGCTGCCTCGTCTATTACCAAGAGCGATAGGGCCTCTGAACGGCCGGCATCACCTGAAGTTGATGAAGCTTTGATTTGCGAACCATTGGAAAGTACAAAACTTGTTCTGTTATCTATGTCAACATTAGAAATCCTTAGCCATGGTGGTAAGTTCTTTATGATGGCCTTTACTTTTTTTACTAAGTTTGCAGCAGTACTAAACTTAGTTGCAATAACAAGAACATTTTTTTCTCGATGAAACATCATCAACCAAGCAACATAAGCTGCCGATATAGTTGAGATACCTAATTGCCGGGCTTTCAAAATAACATTAAAACGATAATCTTGAAAATCGTTTAGTAACTCTTTTTGAAAGTCATACAA